GAAGTTGAAAATCTCGATGTGCCGGATGTCGGGCAGCTCGCCGAGGTAGTAGACGAAGTCGTTCGAGTGGTCCCAGGTGAAGATCGCCAGGGGGCTCAGGGGAATGTGACCCGACGCGATGTCCGCGCGGTTGTTCCCGAGGGGGAAGGCCACGGGCCCGCCGCGCGCCCCGCCGAAGGCGTGGCGCTGCTGGTTCCCTGCCGTGTCGAGCCAGTTCGAGGCGTCGAGCGCAGTCGCGCCGCCCACGCACGTCAGCCACTTCTCGCCCGCCGTCTGGTGCGGCAGGCCCTCGGCGTGGATGGTCGCCGCGCGGCGCGAGCTGACGCCCGTGCTGGCGAAGATCGCGTCGCAGAACAGCGTGGCGTTGTTCTCCACGGCGTCCGCCCCGGTGATCTCGGTGGCATAGTGCCCGTAGCAATACTCGCCGCCGGTCCAGTCGTTGAACTTGTTCATCTCGCCCCAGCCGAAGTGCCGGTAGACCTGGGAGGAGATTTGGACGACGACGTGGACGTACGCCGGGCTGGCGTCGTTCTCGAAGAAATGGTAGCTGGCGAAGGGCCCGTCGCCGATGTCGTTCACGCACCGCTCGTCATCTAGCTGCGCGTCGCTGCCGAAGCTCGCGTTGTAGCCGTTGCCCGAGTCGTCGGTATGGGCGCCAGGGAAAACTGCGCCAGCGTTGCCCAGCGCCTGATGCAAAGACAGGTTGTTCGGCGAGTTGGCGACCCACTTCATGCCGATGTGCATGGAGTTCTTGTTCCATTGCGCGTAGCCCTCCGTCGCGACGCTGGCGCCGTCGTCGAAGTCGTCCTGGGTCCAGCCGTTGGCGACCAGGAAGGTGTCGAGTTTGGAGAGGAGGTCGCCGAGGTCGGTGGCGCTGCCGGTCTGGTATGCCATGGATCAGTCCTCGTCGATGGCGAAGTAGGACCACGCCTGGGTTCGGTTGCCGTTCTGAAAGATGGTGTAGCGCTTCGTCCCGAGCACGAAGCGGTCTTCGGAGACGACGGAGTTTCCGCCGGTTGAAAAAAAGAACACGCCATCCAGTTCTCCAAAGACGTTGTAGTCGGTGGGGAACAGCGAGTTGTCGAAGCGGCAGACGATCGGCGGGAAAAGCCAGTAGTAGTCGTCGCCCGACCCCGGCGTGGGCTTGAGCTGCACGCCCGCGGAGCCGGGCACGCCGTTGTCCGGGATGATGTCGTTCGCGCCTCCCGTCCAGTCGACCCCGGAGCCCGCCGAGACGGTCGACTCGTTCAGGTTGAGCGCCTGGCGGTTGATGAACGGATAGACCCCGAACTCTGTTTCCACGATCCGCGAGCTGGAGCTGCTAGAGTTTTCCGCGGCGAACGGATACCAGGTGCCATCCGCCAGGCGAAGGAACCCGGGGCCGGTAGGGTCCGAGGAGGCCGCAGCGTTGATCGTCTCGACGATGCCGCCGGTCAGGTTCGTGGAGTCCTTCCAGAGCCGGTTCTGGTCGTTTGTCCCGCCGATGACGGCGAGCGGGTACGGATAGGCCGTCTGCGTCGCGAGCTGGGCGAGGAAGCCCAGGTAGGCGGAGAAGTAGAATGTGGTGGTGGCGGACTCGACCTTACAGACGAGCACGATGCGGCGGCCGTTGTGGTGGATCCACCAGCCGATATCCGGGTCCGAGTCGTTCGGCTTCAGGACCATAACCGCGTTGTAGTCGTTCGCGGTCAGTGTCCCGTCGCTGTCGATCTGGTTCGAGTCCATGCCGGGCTGGTTCTGGAACGCGACGCTGGCGGTGTAGCCCGTCGCCCCGAACATGGCCCAGTTTTTCGCGTCGTCGAAGCCGTTCGCCTGGGTGTAGGTCTTGATCCCGACATGGATCTCGTCCGCGCCACCCGAACCCGAGCCCTCCAGGAGGGCGACGGACTCCTGCGCCGTCGCGTCCTGCCAGGTCACCGTCAGTTCCGCGCCCGTGCCGGTGCCGCCGGTCACGGTCACGTCGTTCGTGGGGACCTCCTCGTAGTTCCCGGCCGTGACGACGGAGACGGCGGTTACCGCCCCGCCACTGACGCTGTCGACGTTGAAGACCGCAGCGACGTAGCCGTCTCCACTGACGCCGTCGTTCAGGACGACGGTGAGCTGGTCGTTCACGGTGTAGCCCGAGCCGCCCGCGCCGATGGTGGCGGAGGCCGCCTCCTGCGTCCTGCGGTTCAGCGTCCAGGTGGGCGCGGAGAAGGTCAGGTCGAACGTCGCGCTCGTGCCGCTACCCGTTGTCGCGCTTTGGGCGTTGCCTGTCGTGGTCGTAGGATCGACCGTGTACGCTCCGCCCCTGTAGACCCTGATGCCGTCGATGACTCCCCCGGCAACGGACGTCACTTCCAGCTTGGCGACCTCCGTGGAGGTAGATCCAGTTGCGGTTATGTCGATGATGTCGCCGACGGCGTGCCCCGTTCCCCCAGCGTTCACGGCTACGGCGGTCAGGTTTCGCGAGGTCACCACCTCGATCAGCTTGTCGAGCATCGCGACGTGCGTCGTGATACCAGTTCCAGAGTTGAAGACCATCAGGAGATCGACTGTCGAACGGTCGAGGCATTGTTACGGATGACGTTCAGAATGATCTGCTCCCCGCCGCTGCTGCTAAGAGCGGCCGTCACGAGTTCGGGGTCGAGCACGTTCACGATGTTGACGGAAGCGGCTCCGCCGCCGCCGCCCTGGGAGAGCAGATCGCGCGTCTCGGGGTTGCTGGCGATTCTACCAGCAGACGGCGGAATGAACAGCTCCGGGCCCTCTTCTCCGACGAGGATCGGGCGGTTCCCAGGGACCTGGCCGCCATCGGCGAAGCCCTCGATGCCCGCGAAGCCCAGGACGCCCTTCAGCGCCTGGCGGACGAGCAGCCTGGTGAGGTCCTGAAGTACGGAGTCCACGAAGGCGGAGAAGTCCGCCTCGCCCGTGGTGAGGAAGTCGACCAGCGCGTCCTCGGCCTTGTTGAAGGCGCCTACCAGCGCGTCCTCCACGAGCCCGGAGGTGTCGAGGATCTGGTTCTGGACTCGGGCCAGGCCAACGTCGATGCCCTGGCCGAGGTTGGTCCCCGCCTGGGCGGATGCCACGGTCAGGTTGTTCGTGGCGATCGTATACTCTTCGGCGTTGATCCTGCCCTCTTCGAGGGCGAGGTTCAGGCCGATCTGCGTCTGCCGATAGAACTCGGTGGGCCCCTTCGCGGCGCGGACGCCCAGCGCGATCGTCTTCGTATAGCGTTCGGCGAGTTCGGCCGCCACGCCGAGCGCGACGCCGATCTGCTGGGTGACGAGGAAGCCCGCCCGCTGCCGCTCGTTCACCCTTTCAAGGACGACTTCGCGATCCTTCTCCGCCGTGGTGATCCCGAGCAGGTTCTCCCTCAGCTCGGCGAAGGTCTCGTTATACTGCTGCTCCGTGATGAGGCCCTTGCGGCGAAGCTCGTTTAGCGCGGCGGCCAGCGGTCCGAACTCGGACTGTTTGCCTCGGATCTCGTCGAGCAGGGCGGCCTGCTCCTGGAAGGACCTGTTCCGGCGCAGGGCCAGCTCGATCTGCTTCCGCTGCTCCTCGGTCACCTTCTGGCCGGACTCGGCCTCCAGGGCCGCAATCTCCTGGATGAGCTGGAGCTGGATCTCGCGCTCCCGAGACCTTTTCAGCATAACCTCGTTCTCGGCGTCGAGGGTGGCAATCAGCTCCTCGACGGACTTGGCCTGCAAGTCGAACGCGGCGGCGGCCGCCTCAAGCTCCTCGTTCGTCGACGACTGCGTCTCCCGGAACAGGTCGACCGCTCGCTGAAGCTCCGCGACCTTCTGCTTCTGGCGCTCGTAGATCGAGGCGAGCGCTCCGCCGACCTCGCGACCGGCCTCCTGCTCGCGGCGAACCTCGGCCTCGGTGACGGCGAGCTGTCGGCGCGCGTTGATGAGCTTCTGGTTCGCGATGGCGAAGTCCGTCAGCGCGAAGCCCACGCCCTGCTCCGTGACCTCCAGCGCCTCCTCCTGAAGGCTGATGTAGTCCTTCAGCTCGCTGTTGATCTCGACCAGCGCGATGGCGACGGCCGCGAACGGCACCGCCTTCAGCGCCAGCGAGAAGCGGCGCACCGCGACGAGCGAGACGCTGGTGGCGGTATTGAAGCCCACGAGCGCGAGCGTCTGGGCGACGGTGGCGCTGGTGCCTGCAACGAGGCCCGGAACGTACTGGGCCACGATAACGGAGGACAGGCCGATGAAGGCGGCCTGAACCACGCCAGCGTTCTCTGCCAGGAAGCGGAAGCCCTCAGTGAAGGCGTCCACCGTGCCGCGCAGGGCGCCCGTCGCGCCCGCCTCGCCCAGCTCCAGGATCAGGCCCTGGAAGGCCGAGCGCAGCGCGAGGAGCGAGCCCTGGAGGTTGTCGTCGAGGGCCTCCGCCAGCTCGTCGGCAGTACCGGCGGCCTGCCCGAACTGGTTCGTGAACTTGATAACGTCCGGGACGCTGGAGGAGAGCACCTCGAACGCCGGTCCGCCCCGCTGGCCGAAGATTTCGAGCGCCTGGCCGGTGCTGACCCCGGCCTCCGCGAGCCGGGCGATGGCGCCCGTCAGGCCCACGGTGGTCACGCGGACCTCGTCGGTCTGGACGCCGAGCGAGGCGAGGATCTCTTTCGCCTTCTCGGTGGGCGCTTCGAGGTTCGCGAGGACCCGGTTCAGGCCCGTGCCCGCGCGGCTGCCCTGGAGGCCCGCGTTAGACAGGGCGCTGACGGCCGCTGTGGTTTCCTCGATCGAGACGCCTAGACCCGAGGCGATTGGCGCCGCGAAGCTCAGGGCCTCGCCTAGCTGATTGACGGTGGTGTTCGAGCTGTTCGCGCTCAGGGCCAGCACGTCGACGACACGCGCCGTCTGGCTGACCTCCAGCCGGAATCCCTTGAGCACGTTCGACGCGATGTCTGCCGCGCGTCCCAGGTTGAGCTGCCCCGCCTGGGCCAGCTTCAGGGTCCCGTCGATCGCCTCCAGGGACTCGCTCGCGGTGAAGCCCGCCCGCGCCAGGAACGTGAGGCCCTCGGCCGCCTGGGTCGCGCTGAAGCGCGTGTTCGTCCCAAGGTCGATGGCGACGTCGCGGAATGCCTCCAGCTCCTTGGCCGATGCCTGGGAGATCGCGCCCACCGCGGCGATCTCCTGCTCGAAGTTCGACAGCGTGCGGATGGCGAGAGCGGCGCCCGCGATGCCCAGCAGCGGGGCGAAGGCAGAGCGGAAGGCGCCGCCGAGGCGCGACGCCTTCTGGGTAACCTGCGTCGTCTTGCGGTCGATGCGGTCCAGAGAGCGCTCGACCTGGCGGGCGCCCTGCTGGACGCCTCGCGGGTCGATTATGACCTGGATTCTGAAGTCGACCATGCTGCTACTTGCTCCTCTTGGCTGCCTCGCGCTGGCGTTGCATGTCGGAGTCGACCCACTTCATGTAGGCCGAGTCCAGCTTGCGGACGATCCTCACGAGCAGCTCCTGGTTCTCGAAGTCCAGCCCGAAGCGCACTCCGTGCTCGACGATCTTACTGACGGGGATGGGGCCCTGGCCGTTGCGCTCGGTCGTCAGTCTGGCGAACGCATCGTAGAAGAAATCCTCGCCTGCGACGAGGGTCGGCTCGGCGTCGACCTTCGCCTGGAGTTCAGAAGGGAGAGGCTGGTTCCGCTTCCGGTGTACGTCGATGGCGAACGCGACCTTCTGGTAGTCCAGCTCCCAGTTCAGCCGCGCCGTCAGTTTCCCGAGGCAGCCTTCTCCTCTTTCGGGTCGAGCTTCGGCCGCGCGCGACCAGCCCGGAAGTTGTCGATCGTCAAGCAGAAGGTCCGCAGGTTGTCGAACATGTCCTCCGGGATCGCCAGAAGGAACTCTCGGCAGTTGTCCCTCGTGAACTCGACCTCGTTCCCGTCGGAGTCGACGACGTTCCGCCAGCCGGTGACGATGCACCGGGCGAATACGTCGGCGTCGTTCTCGCGGACCTTGTCGAAGTCCGTGTCCTCGTGCTCCAGCTTCCCAATGCGCCGCGCTACTTCCTTCGAGGCCGACAGCATCTCGTTCAGGAAGTCGCGGTTTACGCGGTGCGCGGGCCGAACGGTAAGGACCGGCGTGCCCATGATTCGGGAGAAGATAAACTCGGCCGTGGACGAGTTGTCCACGGCCAGGTCGTCGAGGTGGGAGAAGTTTGCCATCGAATGGGTGTAGGGTGGGGGTGGTGGGGGGTAGCGGAGGGCGTCCACTACCCCTAGCGAGATCAGGCGACAGCCGGGAAGTACGGGAAGTCGCTGTAGGACAGCGACGTGGAGAGCGTCGGGTCCTGGAAGGCCGTGGCCGTGGTGCTGATGGTGATGGACTCGTTCACCGGGAAGCCCTTCGAGCCGTCGCCCAGGGTCAGGCTGGGCACGTCGAGGGCGAA